GCAAGTGGTGTGAGTTATACAGGAGCACCTTCTGCTGCTGTTGGTGCCTCTCTCGTTAGTTATGGTGGTGGCGGAGGAACTGCTGCTGCAACAACTGGTAACGCTGGCGGTGCTGGTGTATCTGGCGGAGGTGGAGGCGGAGCCTCTGGAGCAACTGGTACGCAAACAGGTGGTGCTGGTGGTCAAGGTTTAATTGGTGGTGGAGGCGGAAGCGCAAACACTACTGGTACTGGTACAGGTGGAGCAGGTGGCAACGGAGATTTATTTAATGGTGCTGCTGGTTCAACAGGTACAGGTGTAACTTTTGGAGCAGGTGGTGGAGGCGGTGGCTATCGCGGAGCAGGTTCTGCTGCATCAGGTAACACTGGTGGAACAGGTGGAGATGGCGGTGGTGGCGGAGGTGCTGCTTGCAACTCAGGTACAGGCGGCACTGGTGGTGCTGGCGTAATTTATTTATACTACTAAGGAGATAAACAATGGCAACATTTGCAATGATGAGCGGTAATACAGTATCTAATGTAATTGTCGCAGACGATAAAGCAGCAACAGAAGCAGCACTTGGTTGCGTTCTAGTTGAATACACACAAGAAAATCCTGCTGGCATTGGTTGGATCTTGGATGAATCAGGCAAGTTTAATCCACCTGCTGGTGAATAATGTGTAAAGAATGTGGCAGTTGCAGTAAAGAACATAACTATGATGCATTGGCAGAAATAGATTTTATAGAAGCAAGCGTATTTATTTAAGGAGACAGCGTGGCTGGTCAAGACATTACGGAAGATTTACCCTTAAACCTTGGTAATCCTACTACATCTGGCTTCTGGACTAACTCTGGCGAAGATTATGATGTTGCTTTTGGTGGAATTCCTTTCTTCCTAGCACCAACAGATCAGAACCCATATCAACGTGAGACTGCCCCATACCGCAAAGATCAGTTTGACTCTTCTAGAGAGCCAGGTGAGCAGTCTCTTACTGGTTGGTGGATTCGTTCACAGTCATCTTTTCACATTGGTTCAGGTATTAAATTTTATGATCCATCTGCTGGTGAGTCAAGCCCATACCGTTTTGCAGATTCACAAGGCATAAACGTATGGACCAAAGGAGAAGCAACACTTCTTAAGCAAGTTAATCAAGAACATACAACAACTGCAACACTTGATACATGGGAACGTCCACAACAACATGTTCGTTCTATTCAATGGACTTCTTCAGGAGTAATTAAAAATGCCGTCCTGCTTCATGATGGATACGATGTTGACAAAGTTGAACCAGACGGAACTGTAACTCATTTTATTGATTACAATGCTGGTTCTGCTGAGCCTGTCTATGCAATCTGTGATGATGGTGTTTTTGCCTATTGGGTTACTAACGCTGTTGCTGGTGGTGGAAATAAAATGCATATGTTCAAAAAACCATTAACTGGTTCCTCAGCAAGCACAGCCGATGAAGTACTTATGTTTACAGCAAATGGCGTAGTTATTGTTAATGCTGTTATGGAATATGTAAAAGATCGTATTGTTCTATGCCTTAATAGTAAAGTCTATGAACTAGCACCTAATGCCACAGGACTTACAAGTGGAAGCGGAACACTCGTCTATACGCACCCTAATGCAAACTATGTTTATACAAGTATTACTTCTTCTGGTCCAGCAATCTATACATCTGGAAATGCTGGTATTCAATCTACAATTCAGAAATATACTCTAGGAAGTAATGGCGCTATGCCTGTGCTTACTCAAGCATCAGTCGCTGCTGAATTACCACCTGGAGAAATTGTATTTAGGATCTATTACTATCTTGGTTACATTATGATTGGAACCAACAAAGGCTTTCGTGCATCTATAGTATCCCCTGACGATGGTTCAATATCTTACGGTCCTCTAATCGTTGAAACAAGCCAGCCTTGCTATGACTTTGCAGCCCGCGACCGATTTGTCTGGTGTGCTACTGGTATTGGAACTGTTGACGCAGGTATTATCCGTATAGATTTAAGTCAAATAATTGAAAATGAACCACTTCGTTTTGCTTATGCAAATGATTTGCAGTATACCCAAACAACAGAACATCATACTGTTGGTGTTGCTTTCCTTGGTGTATTAAATCAACTTGCTTTTTGCACTGCCTATAATACGACCAGTGGTAATGTATATATTGAAGATGCAACTAATCTTTGTTCTTCTGGGTCTATCACAACTGGTTATATTCGATATGGCACATTAGAGCCAAAGAACTATAAATTTATCCGTGCACGTGGAGAATTTAATAATGGTTTCATGGAAATCCAATCAATTGATACTAACAATAATATCTATGACATCATTACTTACAACTCTTCTATTGGAACACCAGAGGCTGCTACAACCCAGCCTGAAGGACCACAAGAGTACATTTCATACAAGTTTACGCTCTCACGTAGCGCAAGCAGTACCAGCAAAGGCCCTGTGTTCAAGGGCTACCAAGCAAAGGCTCTACCAGCCACCAAGAGACAGAGACTAATTCAGTTTCCTGTCTGGTGCTTTGATGTAGAAACTGACCGATATAATGTGCAGACTGGATACGAAGGCCGTGCGTGGGAGCGTATTCAAATTCTTGAAGATATAGAAGCAGCAGGAGATATTGTTAATATCCAAGATTTTACTACAGGTGAGCGCATACAAGCAATCATCGAAAAGATCAACTTCAGTCGCAAAACTCCACCATCAGGCAAATTTGATGGCTTTGGTGGATTACTACTAGTTACAGTAAGAACGGTTTTATAATGACATTTGCTAACTGGGCATCACTTATAGTTGCCATCATTGCTATCGTTTCAGCATTTGCTGGTTCTGTAAGATGGCTAGTTAAACATTATCTATATGAACTCAAGCCTAACTCTGGCAGTAGTCTTAAAGATACTGTCATTAGACTAGAAGAAAAAGTAGAAATTCTATATCAAATCATGATAGAAAAGAAATGAGTGACAATGACTTTCATTGCCAAGATTGCGACTCCCGCTGCCAAGTCTGTACTCCGACAAGCAACAGCATTGAGACCGAAGAGGATGAAGGCATCGGATGGTCTGCTCCCATCTAAAGCACACATAGCCCAAAGTCCTAACTCTGACCATAATACTGGCTTTGCTGTAGACCTTACTCATGACCCAATTAACGGTATTGACTGTAAGGATATCTATGAAAAACTTAAGTCAGATAAGCGCGTTAAGTATCTGATCTTTAAAGGACAGATTTGGTCAGCCGAAAAGGGTGACAAAGAATATACAGGTTCTAATCCTCACAATAAGCATTTGCATATTTCAATCAAGGATAACTGTGGGAATAATACTTCCCCTTGGTTTCCTTGGTTAGGCAAAGCAACAGTAGCCAATAAAGTCAAGGCTAAGGTAAAACCCCTACCAAAGAAGGAAGTACGATGAAAGACCTATTCAGACTAACAGACAAAGACATCGCTGCTATCAAGTCATACCTACGTGCCCTGCTTGCTGCAGGAATCACTATGGGTATCGCCCTATTGACAGATCTACGCCCTGAGTACGCAATACTAATCGGCGCATTTGCTGCACCACTGGCTAAATGGGCAGATAAGAACGAAAAAGAATTCGGATTAGGGTCTGAATAGGGGCCATTTAAAGCCCCTGACAGCCCCGTAGAGACGAGAGCACCCCTTACCTAAGTAGAAATACTAGGGTAGGGGGTCTTTTTGTCATTATACCCCTTAAATGGGCGATGACTTACACACTTTATCATGGCTCTACAATGCCTCAAACAAGCACCGAAACTCAGGGTTTTAGACGTTTTCAGCCTCCTGTGCTATAGAAACCTGTACCCTTAAACTGTATGCCAGGTGTACTGTACACTCTACGTAAGGTAGAGCCACAGACTGGGCATTCGTACTCTCTAGATTCTTCGTCCATTGGACGCATAATGGTGATTATTTCACCGTCTCCTGGACATTCGTATTCATAAGTCGCCATACGCAGAGCATATCACATGTGCTACAGTTTCGGTGCGGGTAACCGTGGGGCGGAAACTTCAAATGACGGATGACGGCAGTCAGCCTGATCGCTCCCCTGAACCACCATTAAATTTATGGGGGGTAGGGGGGCGTTTCTTAAAATCTGGAATCAGGCAGCGTTTTAAGAAACCCGTTGTCGGTGTCGTATGGTATAGTTTTCCTATGACAAAAATACCTGTACATATATCGTACTCATCGTTTTCAACTTGGCAGGAGTGCGGTTGGAAATATAAATTAACTAAGGTAGATCAGATACCAAGCGGTCATGCTGTTTGGTTTACTGGTGGTACTGCAGTTCACAAAGCCACTGAATTATACGACCTTGAGGGTGGCAAGTCCGAAGACATTTGGAACAAGGTCTGGTTTGAACAAGTCAAAGAAGATGAAGAACTCAATGGTGACATGAGTACTTGGAAGTACGCCAAACGTGAAGACATGTCTTGGTGGTACGGCGAAGGTATCTGGATGCTAGATCGATGGATTAAATTTCGTGAGCATTGGGGTATTTATGAAGACTTTATTGAAAAGCAGTACGAAATTCCTCTTGATGATACTGTAGTCAAAATGGCTATAGATAGAGTGATGACTGATACTGATGGCAAGCGTGTTCTTGTCGACATTAAGACTGGCGCATCTTCTCAACGTCATCCGTTGCAGTTGGCTATCTATGCTTGGGCACTTGCCAAGGAAGGTATAATTGTCGACAAAGCAGGATTCTGGGATGCACGTTCTGGAAACATCAGTCTTTGGTCCCTCAACAACCTAACATCTGATAGGATAGAGGAGATACTCAACACCTTTGATAAGGCTAGGAAGGCAGAAATGTTTTTACCTAATCTTAATCAGTGTGGATATTGTGATGTCTCACATCACTGTAAATTCGTAAACTCTAGAGCAGAATAGGAAAACAAATGCCTGGTAACTTCCAAGTTAGTAGCAAACTACCCGATGGTCGTATCTTCGTGGTAGCAGGGGAAACATACACAGATTTCTGTGCAGCCCTTGAAAGCGCAGTCGGAATCGAAGAGTCACAAGATGTACTCAAGATTATGGCTCAGTCACTTGTAGGTGCTCCAACAGGAGCAGTACAAGCAGTAGCAAATGTTCGTGACGCATTTCCAAATGCACAGATCGACCATACTGCACATCCAACACAAACCTCTAGCATTGCACCGCAAGGACGTTCATGCGTTCACGGTGGAATGACAAAGCGCCAAGGCAACGGTGCTAAGGGTCCATGGAAGGGTTACATGTGTCCAACAGCCAAGGGCACACCAGATCAATGTGATCCAGTATTTATCCGTCGCAACGATGCAGAATGGAATACATTCTAAATGAGAACATTAGCCCGTGCCGTAGGCACTAAAGATATTGGTGGCGAACCATTGCCGTCAGTCTTTCGTACATTTGACATTAACAAAGTCATCTTTCGTAGGTCAGAAGTATCGATGATTGCTGGCACTCCTGGTGCTGGTAAGTCGACGCTTGCTCTTGCGGTTGCGTTACGGTCTAAAGTTCCAACACTGTACGTATCAGCAGATACAAATGCCCATACAATGGCTATGCGTCTGTTGTCAATGATTACTGGCAAGTCTCAGAGCGATGCAGAAGCATTACTCAATGATGATGTTGCTGGTAGTCGACAAACTATCAATGATTCCTCGGGGCATATCTTTTGGTCATTTGAGTCAGCGCCAACGCTGGCAGATCTTGACCAAGAGGTACAAGCATTCGAGGAATTGTGGGGTTGCTCGCCGACTCTCATTGTTATCGATAACCTTATGGATATTGCTAATGATGGTGGGGAAGAGTTTGCGAGCATGCGCTCCACAATTAAGGAACTCAAGTATTTGGCTAGGGATACAAATGCTTGCGTTCTTGTACTGCACCACACTAAGGAATCATACGTTGGGTCACCATGTCAACCGAGGTCAGCCTTGCAAGGCATGGTGGCACAACTTCCTGCTTTAATCTGTACAGTTGGAACAGATGCTCCTGGATTTATTGCAGTAGCACCTGTGAAGAACCGTTATGGTAAAGCAGATCCAACAGGCGCAACAGCGTTCTGGTTGCAGTTTAACCCTGAGATAATGGATGTCTCAGATATACCTGAAAGGGTGTAATATGTCTACAATCATTCCACTTCCCGATTGGGGAAGCCCAACTCAACCTCAGCCAGACTGGTACGAGGATGACGAGGAAGATGATGACTAGTAAAAGTATAACGGAATTAAAACCCGATTATACAAGGGCGATGGATATTCGTGGTGAACCAACCTCGATATGCATTTGCGGGAGTTTCGTATGGAATCTCAAAGTATCATTCGCAGAGGATGGCACTATTGGGATGTATTTCAGAGATATGGAGTGTGCTGACTGTGGAACACAGGCAACTGCCCCAATTGAGGAGTAAGAATGAAACTAACAACATACGCGTGGATAATGGCGCTTGTAGTCTTTGTGGGTACACTCCCACACACTGTGGGTGCGATGTTTTCGCTGAAACATATAAACGAGATGGTTCAAATGAGTGCTCCGCACCCATGCGACGTATCGATTGGATATATGAAGAAGGCTGCGAAACGTATCGGACGCGAGAAAGTTATGGCTATATACAAGAGTAACTATGAGTGGAAATCACTTTATACTCTTTGGAGCAAGGAATCTCGCTGGGATTACACAGCAGATAACCCTACTTCATCAGCGTATGGCATCCCTCAGATGTTAAATATGTCAGAGGACACACCTATGGTTCGCCAAATTGACCTTGGGTTAAAATATATTAAGACTCGTTATGGGTCTCCGTCAAAGGCGTTAGCCTTTCACAACAGAAATGGTTGGTACTAATGAGTTACAAATATGCCAGTACAACAAGCACAGGTGTATCTATTATGTACACATGCAAATGTGGTGTAATAATTCAATGTGCTGGTGATAAACTACTAGAAACAGTAGTTACTAATCACCTCAATGGCAAGATACATGCAGACAGTATAAATGCATGAGTAGTGCTGCTAAAGCCAAAGGCTCTAAAGCAGAACGCGATGTAGTTAACTATCTTCAAACGTGGTTCCCGTACGTAGAACGTCGGCTTGCGGGAGCCACGGAAGATAAAGGTGACATCGCTGGTATCAATGGCGTCTGCATTGAGATTAAAGATCATGCAAAGATGGCACTATCTGGTTGGATAGAAGAGATGACACTAGAGACTAAACATGCTAAGGCATGGACTGGTGTAGTCATTCATAAGCGCAAAGGCAAAGGCAATCCAGCAGACTGGTATGCAAGTATGCCTGTATCAGTATGGGTAGAACTATTGCGAAAGGCTATGAACGAAACCAAATAATGATTATCTTTGATTTCTTTTCTGGCACTGGTAGTGCTACTCAAGCGTTCAAAGATGCAGGTCATCAGGTGTATTCATTTGAATTAAATGGAAACTTTAATGCGACTGAGCATGTTAATTTACTTGAGTTAACTGCTGAGTATCTTATTGAGAAGTATGGTCAACCTGACTTTATATGGGCTTCTCCTCCGTGTACAGCCTTCTCTATTGCATCTGCTAAACATCATTGGGAAGCAGGACAAAAGATTCCTGTGCCTAAGACTGAACTAGCAGTAGAGTCCATTGAATTAGTTACTCACACATTAGATTTGATCAAACAGTTAAAGCCACGTTTTGGATGGCTTATGGAGAACCCTAGAGGTATGCTTCGTAAGTTAAAGATAGTCGCTGGCTTGCCTCGTAGAACGCTTACATACTGCCAATACGGCGAGGAATATATGAAGCCTACGGATTTATGGGGTGCAGTCCAAGGCTGGACACCACGCCAACCATGCAAAGCAGGTATGACCTGCCACACATCCTCACCTAGAGGTTCACACAACAAAGGCTTGCAAGGGATAGTAGACGTAGTTGAACGTTCTCGTGTACCATACGATCTAGGAAAAGAGATACTAGGAGTGATAGATGTTAAACGAGAAACCTGACATTACTGCTATCTTAGAAAACTATGGAGCAATTGTTCCAGTTCGCTTAGGATGGGCTAAGATGAAGTGCCCATTTCATGATGATTCACACGCATCATCTGCCGTTAACTTGAATGAGAATATCTTTAAGTGTCACGGATGTCAGATGAAAGGTGACGGATATGCTATAATTATGGCTAAAGAAGGAGTTGAATTTCGTGAAGCAGTCAACA